TCCCTCTCGACCAGCTTCCTTACGATTGCTTTATTAAAGCAGCACACATGACACAATGGTACACAAATACATTGAGATTGTGGCGTGACTCTCTAAATGGGAGAGATCACGGGGAAAGCGCACGCAAACGACTACTGGATGGGGTTTTAGGTGCTATGCATCAAAAAACAATGTCTAATTTCGTGGGGCGACTATGGGCCTATGCGGAATACGGTTTAATGGAAAAGTTTTGTAAGTGGAGCTCTGCGACCCTTTGGGCCTCAATGCTTCGCCAAACTGAACTTCCACCTGTACCGGATTTCGTTAAAGACACTAAGGGTGGACATTTGGTCTATCTTTGGGATGAGTCTACTTGGGTTAAGTTATGTAGGACAACACAGTGCGATAAGAATGTGAAAAATCATTTTAATCAAACTACACGTCTAATGATCATGCTTACTAAGGACCTATATATGACGAAGAACGCCTCTCTCTCTGTAGACCCCTCTTTCGTCGAGGAAAACCTCGCAAAGCACAAAAAGATTATGTGCACACCTATGAAGGAAGACCCAATGAGTGACCGACTTTGCAAACTGATAGTTAAATCCATCAGTCAGTGCTCTGACGATATCTTCGGAAGGCTCCCGATACAGGACGAAAGAAAGATTGTGAAATACAATGAGGAGTCACAAACATACACAGAGGTTATTACAAAACGAACAAGACATGTACCCCAGGAGGCTAAGCCTCCTTCTCGCCTCCCTTCCCTGGGCTCATCGGTCAATTCTGGCCGTAGACTAGGGGGGGCAGCAGGAGATCTATTGAGGTCTCATGGTGAGGATTACCAGTTACCAGAACCCCAAGACGGATATTTACACAGTTATTGTACATACAAGACTGAATACGTCGATGTTCGAACCCCTCACGACCCGGAACTTTATACCGAGGCGGAGGATTGCTCGAGGAAGGCTGCCTATGCTAGATTAACAGTCGAAGCACAGGTAGTACCTCTTCTAGAAGCTTTTAAGGTTAGGACAATCACAAAAGGGGACTGCGACCAATATCACTTGGCCCGACGGTGGCAAAAGGTGATACATGGAGTCATGCGAAAACAGCAAAACTGTCGTCTTATTGGGCAACCCTGCTCGTCGGCTTATCTTTCTCAGATTTTCGGAAATTCCCCTTATGTCAATTTACATGACAAAGAGGCTTTCTATGTATCTGGTGACTATGAGTCGGCGACAGACTTACTCCACCCTTTTTTATCAGAGGTGGCCAATGAGGCGATTTGTCAGCGCTTGCGTATCCCGCTTGAAGACCAATGGGTTCTAAAGCAATGTTTGACAGGACACTCGTTAAAATATACAAAGAACGGACCACTACATGAACAACAGTGGGGACAACTAATGGGTTCACCGTCTTCCTTCCC